CTGGATATCGGTCGTCCGGAATCCTCAGCGGATATGCTCGCCAGTGCGCAGAAGGCATTTGATGAGGCGGATAAAAAATGGCAGTGGTACCAGAGCCGGAGCCAGCGCCGCGGTAAAACCTCCTCTTTCCGGGCCAACCTTCAGGGCGCATGGGATGACCGGGAAAATGCCCGTCTGGGTCTGGCAGCGGCCACGCTGCAGTCGGATATGGAAAAAGCCGGTGAACTGGCGGCAAGGGACAGGGCTGAGCGTGAGTCGTCACAGCTGAAGTATACCGGAGAGGCGCAGAAGGCGTATGAGCGCCTGCTGACGCCACTGGAGAAATATACCGCCCGGCAGGAAGAGCTGAATAAGGCCCTGAAAGACGGAAAAATCCTGCAGGCGGATTACAACACGCTGATGGCGTCGGCAAAAAAGGATTATGAATCGACGCAGAAAAAGCCGTCAGGTGTGAAGGTGTCTGCCGGTGAGCGCCAGGAAGACCGGGCGCATGCAGCCATGCTGTCGCTTGAAACTGAGCTCAGGACGCTGGAGAAGCACAGCGGTGCGAATGAAAAAATCAGCCAGCAGCGCCGGGATTTATGGAAAGCGGAAAATCAGTATGTGGTCCTGAAAGAGGCCGCCACGAAACGGCAGTTATCTGAGCAGGAAAAATCCCTGCTGGCTCATGAGAAAGAGACGCTGGAGTACAAACGCCAGCTGGCTGAGCTGGGCGACAAGGTTGAACACCAGAAACGGCTGAATGAGCTGGCACAGCAGGCGGCGCGGTTTGAACAGCAGCAGAGTGCGAAGCAGGCGGCAATCAGCGCAAAAGCCCGCGGACTCACCGACCGTCAGGCGCAGCGGGAGTCGGAAGAGCAGCGCCTTCGTGAGGTGTACGGTGATAATCCGGATGCGCTGGCGAAGGCCACATCTGCACTGAAGAACACCTGGTCTGCGGAGGAGCAGCTTCGTGGAAGCTGGATGGCCGGGATGAAGTCCGGCTGGGGTGAGTGGGCGGAAAGTGCGACGGACAGTTTTTCGCAGGTAAAAAGCGTGGCCACGCAGACCTTTGACGGTATTGCACAGAATATGGCAGCGATGCTGACCGGCAGTGAGCAGAACTGGCGCAGCTTCACCCGTTCCGTGCTGTCCATGATGACAGAAATTCTGCTTAAGCAGGCAATGGTGGGGATTGTCGGGAGTATCGGTAGCGCCATTGGCGGGGCTGTTGGTGGCGGCGCATCCGCATCAGGCGGTACAGCCATTCAGGCAGCTGCGGCGAAATTCCATTTTGCGACCGGAGGATTTACGGGAACCGGCGGCAAATATGAGCCAGCGGGGATTGTTCACCGTGGTGAGTTTGTCTTCACGAAGGAGGCAACCAGCCGGATTGGCGTGGGGAATCTTTACCGGCTTATGCGCGGCTATGCCACCGGCGGTTATGTCGGTACACCGGGCAGTCTGGCGGACAGCCGGTCGCAGGCGTCCGGGAAGTTTGAGCAGAATAACCATGTGGTGATTAACAACGACGGCACGAACGGGCAGATTGGACCACAGGCGCTGAAGGCTGTGTATGACATGGCCCGCAAGGGTGCCCGTGATGAAATTCAGGCACAGATGCGTGATGGTGGCTTGTTCTCCGGAGGTGGACGATGAAAACCTTCCGCTGGAAAGTGAAACCCGGGATGGATGTGACATCGGCTCCTTCCGTCAGGGAGGTGCGCTTTGGTGATGGCTATTCCCAGCGTGCGCCTGCCGGGCTGAATGCTGACCTGAAAACGTACAGCGTGACGCTTTCTGTCTCCCGCGAGGAGGCCAGGGCGCTGGAGTCGTTTCTGGCTGAGCACGGGGGCTGGAAAGCCTTTCTGTGGACGCCGCCTTATGGCTGGCGGCAGATCAGGGTGACCTGCGCAAAATGGACATCGCGGGTCAGTATGTTACGTGTTGAGTTCAGCGCAGAGTTTGAACAGGTGGTGAACTGATGCAGGATATCCGGCAGGAAACACTGAATGAATGCACCCGTGCGGAGCAGTCGGCCAGCGTGGTGCTCTGGGAAATCGACCTGACAGAGGTCGGTGGAGAACGTTATTTTTTCTGTAATGAGCAGAACGAAAAAGGTGAGCCGGTCACCTGGCAGGGGCGACAGTATCAGCCGTATCCCATTCAGGGGAGCGGTTTTGAACTGAATGGCAAAGGCACCAGTACGCGCCCCACGCTGACGGTTTCTAACCTGTACGGTATGGTCACCGGGATGGCGGAAGATATGCAGAGTCTGGTCGGCGGAACGGTGGTCCGGCGTAAGGTTTACGCCCGTTTTCTGGATGCGGTGAACTTCGTCAACGGAAACAGTTACGCCGATCCGGAGCAGGAGGTGATCAGCCGCTGGCGCATCGAGCAGTGCAGCGAACTGAGCGC